GACATCTGCAACCGTAATGGTCGCATGTATCCCATGAACACTCTCGCAAAAGAAGTGCAGAGATACAACGAAACTTTCGTTGCTAAGGGTCGTGCCCTTGGCGAACTCGGTCATCCTGATGGTCCTACCGTCAATCTTGACCGTGTTTCTCACAAGATTGTTTCACTTGTTCAAGAAGGTTCAAACTTCATGGGCAAGGCACAACTTCTTGATACCCCAATGGGTAAGATCGCAAAATCCTTAATCGGTGAAGGCGTTACTCTTGGTGTTTCTTCTCGTGGTGTTGGTTCATTGAGAACCACAAATGAAGGTCACAAAATTGTTGGCGAAGACTTCATGTTAGCAACTGCTGCTGATATCGTTGCCGATCCTTCTGCTCCTGATGCTTTTGTTTCAGGAATCATGGAAGGCAAAGAGTGGGTTTGGGAAGGAGGAATTCTCCGCGAAAAACTCGCAGAACAGACCAAAAAGAGAATCAATACTCTTGTTGATCAAAAAATGCTTGAAGAAAAGAAACTGGAATTGTTCCAAGATTTCTTATCAAATCTATAATTTATAAATAAATACAGATTATATTTAAAAAATCTAACAAAACAAATGTCCGTTGGTAGCAATTTACAAGAAATGGAAAACGTAGTAACCAAAGGAGCAAAGGCAGCCGATCCCATGCCAAAGTTGGATCTGGACACCCCAGGTCAAACTGCGAGTTGGGAAGATCTTGGCGGACCTACTCCAGACAATTACAAAGTCGATGATGATTCGGCAAAACTAAAGGAGCCTAGTGCAACCCTTAAGCAAGTTAAGGATGTTGTCACCAAAGGTGCTAAGCCTGCTGATCCCATGCCTGCTGGCATGAAGGAAGAATCAGAAACAGAAGAAGAGGTTGTTGAAACCGTTGATTCTGCTGAAGAGGAAATCGTTGAAGAAGACGAAGCAGAAGGCGAAGTAGTTGCTGAAGAAGAGACCGAAGAGGTCGCTGAAGAAACCGAAGAGGTTGAAGCAGAATTCAGTGTCGAAGAAGATGTTCAGGCACTCTTCACTGGTGAAGAGCTTTCTGAGGAATTCCAAGAGAAAGCACGTACCATTTTTGAAACTGCTATCAAGACAAAGGTTGCTGAAGTAAAAGAGCAAGTTGAAGCTCAGTACGAAGCAGCACTGATTGAAGAAATTCAATCAATCAAGTCAGAATTGACTGAGCGTCTTGACGCTTACCTAGAGTATGTTGCCGATGAGTGGATCGCAGAGAACACTCTCGCAATTGAGCACGGTCTTAAGACCGAAATGACCGAATCATTCCTTGCTGGAATGAAGAGTCTTTTTGAAGATCATTATGTATCCATCCCTGAAGATAAATATGATGTTATCGAGAATATGGTAGATAAGCTTGATGAAATGGAGACTAAACTCAACGAGCAAATTCAAAGAAATGTTGCTCTTAATAAGAGATTAGCAGAATCCACTTCAGACGTAATTTTCGCTGAGGTAGCTGAAGGTCTAGCACTTTCGCAGAAGGATAAACTCGCTTCTCTTGCAGAAAATGTTGAGTTTGATAGTGAAGCTAACTATCGTGAGAAACTAGTTAAGTTGAGAGAATCATATTTCCCAACTAATGCTGGTACTCAAAGAAGCAAAACCGAGACAGTTTCTGAAGAGGTAAAAACTGAGGAGCAACAGATTCAAGAATCTTATTCTCCAATGATGACTGCCTATCTGCAGACTCTCGGCAGAGCTGCTAAAAAGTGATCTCTTTATCATAAAAATCAAACTATAACACTTCCAAAGAGGTAAAAATCAAATGCAAATGTTCAATACCGAGCATCTGCAGGAGAAGTGGGCACCAGTTCTAGACTATGATGGTCTTGATCCTATTAAGGATTCCCATCGCAGAATGGTTACCGCAGTTCTCCTGGAGAACCAAGAAAGAGCAATCCGCGAAGAGCGTGAGTTCCTTTCTGAAGCCCCAACTAACGGAACCGGTTCAAGTGGTACAACCGCAGGTTTAGGTGGTCTTGCCGCTGCTGCTGGTCCTACCGCAGGTTTCGACCCTGTTCTGATCTCCCTGATCAGACGTTCAATGCCAAACCTGGTCGCTTATGACCTCGCTGGCGTTCAACCAATGAACGGTCCTACTGGACTGATCTTCGCAATGCGTTCACGCTATGCTAACCAGTCTGGCGCTGAAGCATTCTTCAACGAAGCAGATACTTCCTGGTCCGCAACCAGCGCAAGCAGACTTCCTGGAGACGTTGGTTCTGGTTACACCCAAAATGAGGGTGCTCTCACCGGCGGCGCAGTTGGTTTCGGTACTACCGCTACTCCATCTGCATTCAACCCTGCTGCTCTCAACCCAGAAGGATCACAAGGTTCTGGAACCTATCCTACTGGTCGTGGTATGGACACCGAAGATGCTGAAGCACTTGGCGACGGCACTGCTGGTGAATTCAACCAGATGGCATTCTCGATCGAGAAGGTCACCGTTACTGCTAAGAGCAGAGCTCTGAAAGCAGAATACAGCCTTGAGCTTGCTCAGGACCTGAAGGCAATCCACGGTCTTAATGCTGAAGCGGAACTCGCAAACATTCTCTCCACTGAGATTCTTGCTGAGATCAACCGCGAAGTCATCAGAACCGTTTATAAGGTTGCTGAATCGGGTGCTCAAACCAACGTTGCTACCGCTGGTGCTTTCGACCTCGACGTTGACTCCAACGGACGCTGGAGCGTTGAGAAGTTCAAGGGTCTTATCTTCCAAATCGAGCGCGATGCCAACGCAATCGCACAAAGAACTCGTAGAGGAAAGGGCAACATGATCCTCTGCTCTGCAGACGTTGCCTCCGCTCTGACCATGGCAGGTGTTCTTGATTACACCCCTGCTCTGAACGCAAACCTCAACGTTGATGACACTGGCAACACCTTCGCTGGTGTTCTGCAAGGTAAGTATCGTGTTTATATCGATCCTTATTCTGCAAACCTCGCTGCTGATCAGTACTACGTTGTTGGTTATAAGGGTTCTTCACCTTATGACGCAGGTCTGTTCTATTGCCCATATGTTCCTCTCCAAATGGTTCGTGCCGTTGGTGAGAACACCTTCCAGCCAAAAATTGGCTTTAAGACCCGTTATGGTCTTGTTGCCAACCCATTCGCTGAAGGAACCGCACAGGGTCTTGGACGCCTTGCTGTTAACGCTAACCGTTACTACAGAAGAGTCAAGGTTCAAAACCTCATGTGATCCATTGGATTCACAAGATCATACACGGAGGGGCACATGCCCCTCTTT